AACCAAGTAGATGCTCCATTAGCAATTGATAAAGAAGGGTTTGAAGTAGGATCGGAAGGAGCAGTTGTATCACCAGGTGGTGATGACTCTGATGAAGCATATTGTAGTTTACAAGAATTAGCTGCAAAACCAGAAGATTCTAGTCCTCTAGATGATTTTGCAAGTAAATTAGAATTAGACTTAAATATTCCTGGTCTAGATATGGGTTGGTGGATTGCTTTACAACAGAAGATAAACGAAGTAATGGCTTTACAAGCAAAGTTCATTGCGCGGACTCAAAATATGATTGCTAGGTTGGAGATCGATCCAGATAAAGCTTGCGATCTTGTACCGGATGTCAATAAATTAATTAAACTTATGCAACGAGTTAACAAGATAATTGCAGCAGTTGCAAAGATAATGAGGGCCTTGGCTAAAATAGTAAAAACTGTAAAGCGTGTTTATAAGTTAATAAAGTTTATTGTTAAACCAATTAAAGTAGTAGAAGGATTTTTAATGTTGTTGCAATTAATTGAAGGTATACCTAATATGATTGCTGCAACTGCAAGATCATTAACTGAAACATCTAGAATAATACCACAACTTATCGCACTACTACAAAAAGTTGTAGCTCAATGCGCAGCCAACCGAGGAGCAGAAGCTGGATTAAGTAAAGAAGAATGTGAGGCCGTTGGAGGTACTTATGTAGATAGGAGGTTGGGAGATTTAGGCGACACAACAGGTGGTTCGTTAGATGATGGATTGGATGCATTAATTGGTGGATTAGAAGATGATTTAGAAGACGTAGACTTTGGATTTTTAAAGGCTAATAGACCATTAAATCCAGGTGATAAAGTCTTGGATGGTACAGTTGTTTTACCGGATGGAACTGAACAACAAGCTCCATTTACAGTTAAAGATGAAGGAACAACTTCAGGTCCTGGTGGAGTACAAACAAATAACGAAGACGCTATGTTAGATGGACAAAAATTAGAAGCATTATTAGATACACAATTGGTTGATTTAAGTGAATGCTTAACTGCAATTGATGACTTAGATAGAACTAGAACATTTAGATAAAATAAAGGTGATAACATGAAAGCAAATACAATAATGGCACTTAAGAAGATAATTAAAGAAACTGTCGAAAAAGAAGTTGCCAAACAAATACAAATAGTACTGAAAGAGATAACTTCTCCTTCTCCCTCACAACTCAATACACAACCTGTGAAGGAAAAGATAAAGGTTAAAGACCCAGTTCTCAATAAAATTTTGAATGAAACTCAAGGTGGGATTGGTGCAGATGATGATTATCCAACTATGGGCGGTGGAATGTACACCTCTCAGAGAACACATGAATTGGGAATGGGTGCAACACCTCAAACTCAAGATCCCAATATGCCAGATTTTATGAAGAAGGCAATGAGCGGTCATTCAGCAAAAGTAGTAAAGGCTGCAGAGAAGAAGCATGGCACTAGAACAAAGTAGACTTACTAGAAATTTAGCCAACTTAAAAAATAGAGAAACTGCAAAAAATAAGTTTCTTAAGACTAAGGCTAAAATTCAAGAGTTTAAACAAAATACCGAAGAAGCACGTGATGAAGCTGCAGCTATTCATGACTATGTTAAACAAGGTGAAGTTGAAATGGCAAATACTATTCCACCGTTGGAGGCAAATTCATTTCAACCCCTCATCGATGCGCTACAACAAATGTTTGGAACGGATGCTTTAGGTAATTTTAATACTACTACGCCTTTAGAGAGGGCCCAAATAATAAATGGTTTATCAGATAGTTTAGATATATGTTTAGCGACGACAACTTCGGGACAACGATATTTAACTACAAGGGCAAGAGCTTTGCAATTAGGTGCAAACATAACTCCTATTACAAGCCAACTTGCAAGTCAACTTTCAGCAGGGAGTGGAACAATTAAATAATGGCATTAGATAATCCAAGAACAAAATCAACTAGAGAACGTGACAGAGATCCTGACGCAAAGATTGGAGTTACGTTACCTATTGGTCATGGAAGAGAGGGATTCTTCAGGCAGAGTAATACTTTATTGCAACAAACAATAAGCAATCTTAAGAATTTATTATTAACTGTTAAGGGAGAAAGAGTTGCGCAACCAACCTTTGGATCCAATATTTATAATATATTATTCGACAACTATACGACTGAATTTGATTCACAAATTGAAAGTACCATAAAGGAATCGGTAGCAACATGGTTGCCACATGTTTTGATAAATAACATAATTATAGATAGCCAACCAGATGATAATATGGTTAGAATATCTGTTGCGTTCTCTATTGTCACTGATCCGAATGCAACTGAATCATTAACATTAAGCTTAAGAAGGTCTACATAATATGGCTAGTACAAAAGAAAGACCAAAACAGGTAAACTATTTAAACAAGAATTTCTCTGCGTTTAAGGGCGATTTAATAGAATACGCCAAAACGTATTTTCCAAATTCCTATGCAGATTTTAACGAATCTTCTCCAGGTATGATGTTTATAGAAATGGCATCTTACGTTGGAGATGTTCTTTCGTTTTATTTAGATGAACAATTTAGAGAATCACTACTCGTATATGCAGAAGAAAGGAAAACTGTTTTTGACATTGCTCAATCGTATGGTTACAAACCAACAATGTCAACACCTTCTACTGCAACATTAGACATATATCAAACTGTACCAGCATCTACTGTTGGAAATGATACTAAACCAAATTATAGTTACGGTTATACTGTAAAAGCTGGAAGTTTAGTAGAAGCATCGGAATATGGAAAAACATTTAGAACTTTAGAAGATGTCAACTTTCAATTTTCCAGTTCAATGGACACAACAACTGTAGAGATATACGAAATAAATAATTCTAACGTTCCAACAAAATACTTGTTAAAGAAAAAAGTAAAGGCTATTAGTGGTACAATAGAAACCGAAACGTTTTCATTTGGCGATGCAGTGGCTTATGATATGGTTACATTGGCAAACCAAAATGTATTAGAGGTAATAAGTGTAACTGATTCAGATGGAAACGAGTGGTATGAAGTAGAATCACTAGCACAAGATTTAATATATGATGATGTACCTAACACTGCAGAAAATGATGAAAACTTAGCAGCGTATAACGATACAACACCTTATATTTTAAAAATGATTAGGACACAAAATAGGTATAAGACTCGTGTAACTGTTGATAAAAAATTACAATTAAGATTTGGTTCTGGTACTGCAACAGGAGCAGATGAAGAAGTCATACCAAATCCTTCTACAGTTGGAAATAATTTTACTAGTACGAATTTTTTAAATTCAAATTCAGCTTTAGATCCTGCAAATTTTTTAAATACAGCTGTTTATGGAAAGGCTCCATCTAATACAACTCTAACAGTTGTGTATTCACATGGAGGTGGAGTAGAATCAAATGTTCCAATGAATAGTATTACAACAAAGAGATCTATGAATTTATCTCTATCTACTAATGGATTAGATTCGGCTTTAGTTCAACAAACTAGGAATTCCATTGCATTCGACAATATGGTTGCTGCAACAGGTGGTAGAGGTGAAGAAAGTTTAAATGAAATAAAGGAAAACACACGTCAATATTTTCAAGCACAAAATAGAGCAGTAACAAAGGAAGATTATTCTACAAGAATTTATAATTTACCTGCAAAATATGGCAACGTACAAAAAATTTATATAACATCAGATGATCAATTAAATTCAGGAGACGGTGTACTACAAGAAAAGACAATTACACAAGCAACGTTAGATGAGTTTGGTGGTGAAATACCATTATCTAAATTAGAAGTTAAAGTTCCCAATCCATTAGCCATGAATTTTTATGTATTAGGATATGATCAAGATAAAAAGTTAGTAAGTGTAAATCCTGCAACCAAACAAAACGTACAAAAATATTTAGGACCATATCGTATTTTAACTGATGCAATCAATATTAAAGATGCGTACATTATAAACATTGGTGTAAGATTTTCTATTTTGGTAAAGAGAAATTATAATAAACAAGAAGTGTTATTGAAATGTATACAAGTTGTAAAAGATTATTTTGATACCGATAAGTGGCAAATTAATCAACCAATAATCATGTCAGATTTGGCTTATGAATTGTCATTGGTAGATGGAGTTAA